CTTACTTCCAGAATGCGCTCGCAACTCCTTCGCAGTAACGACATATCTTGACAACCTCTCAAAATTGGTTTCTCCTCCATTTCTCTTGAAGAGATTATTATTATCAAAGAGGTTCTTTTCCATGTCATCATCAAACGCTTCCTGCCACTTACGTAACCGAACAGCATTGTCCATGAACCACTCATCGTACATCAACGGCCCTTCAACGAAGTACTGCACTCCCGTTTTAATCCCAGACTGCATCATCGCCCAACAACGCGTCGTCGCCGACGCACCATTCACCAACTTCGTCCACGTTCCAGACATCTCGCCTATCTTCCACAAGACCGATTCCTTCAACTGCTTCGCATCCAACTGACTAAACACACCACCAACCAATGCAACCAGGCCAGCAGTAAGCGCGGTTGCAACACCAACGCTCACCTTACGCCACACACTGGCGGTCCCATCACTATCATCCTGCGCCTGCAGGAAGAATGACCAGTCTACTTCCTTGAGTTTCTTCAGTAACTGTGTCCCGTAATGGGCCTGTGTGGCCAACTTGGTAGCCAATGATGTGAGAGCAACCGCGCGCAATGCGCGGGACTGGGTCGTCAATACCGTGAAAATATTCATCGTAAAATCTATAATGAATATCACCGCGGGAAAAACATGTTCCAGAACCGCGTTATACACACGGGTCACCATCTCAATACACGGGCTAGTTATTTTTCTGGCGCCAACGTTAAAACACTTATCTTTCAGCGCCTGGATGCTCACTTTCACGGTATTCATAAACCGTGCGCAAAACCCAACATCCTGGATTTGCTCATCTGCTAAACTAGTGACAATCTTTTAATTTAGCAGAGTGGTGAATTCTTGCGCTCCACAATCCTCACCTGCCATCTGATCCTGAACTAGAACCTCCAGACGCTTACACCACGCCCGTCTAACTCGTTCAACATCAGTCTCAAACATCCAACCAGTGTCCGAAAGGTCTGGGTCCTCACGAAATCTCCGCGACTCATACTCCTCATCAAGAAGGAGCAGAGCCGCCTCACTATTCCACAGGACATCCGCCTGTCGCATATTTCTCTCAGCTTTCCGTTGCAAGGCCTTGAACACTGAATCAAGGTGAAGAGAACTCTCATCATACACTGCATCTCTCTCACGACACGAAAATACGTATGGCTGCGAGAGCATCACGTGCCTTCGAGCATTGTACGGCATCAACTCATACCGTCCTTGAAAGATATTGAAACGAGAATTCCACTCACGGACCGCCTTCGCTCCATCACGACCTGAACGTACATATGGCTGACATTCAATCCACGTCTGCATCTTCATCTGTGATGAATGACGTGCAATCGAAATCGCACACACCTCACCAGGCTTCCCC